CCTTCTCATAGACAACTTTACGAACAAAACGATATAATTCCTTATGAGAAGGAAGATATCCACATACAGAACGTTAAAATCGTTAAGATGATGTGTGGGGATAGGTCAGATAATATCGCGGGTATAAAGAACATGGGGATAAAAAAATTCCTATCACTATTTCCTGAGGTAAAAGTTCGTCCAGTAACATTAGATGAAATTGTAGATAAATCGAATAAATTATTCGAGGAAGATAAAAACAATAAAACAATCACTAATCTCCTAACGGGGGTTACTAAGTACGGAGTTTTTGGGGAGGAGTTCTTCTCTTTAAATGAAAGTATTGTGAGTTTAGACCAACCGTTTCTAACCGATGAGGCAAGGGAAACAATTACCGCTCTTATAAATGATGAATTGGATCCTGAGGGAAGATCCTATAAAAACACCATGAAGATGATGATGGAGGATGGAATTTTTACGGTTCTACCAAAATCAGATGACGCTTGGATAAACTTCCTCAACCCTTTTTTACGATTAACACGTAAAGAAAAAAATAAAAGAGTTATTAAAATTAAAACAAATGAGTAACAGTAACAACGAAACTACAAAACTTGAATTTTTGTTAACCCTGAGCGGTAACATTATTGTACAAAGATTCTTCAATGTGAGAGGGTATAATCCCAAAGTTAGGAAATCTTTAGATCTTTATAAAAATGTGAAAAAAATTTCAGAAATTATTGAGCAAGATTTGAAAGAAAAAACTTTGGAATATCTACATGAAAATCAACATTATTTTCCACTTTTCGACCCTAATAACAATGAGGGTCCAGACACAGAAGAGTACTTCTTACTAGAGATTAAGCAGAATGACGATGTATTTATTTCAAGAGTAATTCCCGCACATATCTTTCACCCAAAAGTGAGATATTCTGTGGACATTCGACCATTTCTTAGAGGGTTCTTAGGTGGACTTAGCGAAACCTTTTCCTCAACAGAATTAGAAACAAACTATTTAGGGTATAATTTATTAAAAAACGAAAATTAAAGTATTATGACAGAGATGACATTTGGAAAATTAGGCAATCAATTTCAACAATCACTAATTAAATCAATAATCGAAGATCCGAAGTATGGAGAACAGGTATTAGAGGTTCTTGAAAGTAAATACTTTGATAACAATTCGTTTAAGTACATTGTAAGTCATATTAAAGAGTTAACGGAGAGTTTTAGGACTGTACCGACATATGAGACATTAAAACAAAAAATAATGTCTGAAAACTCATCTAATGAGTTGGCGGGTAAGTTACATACGGACACTTTAATTCAAATAGAAGACCTTGAAGTCCCTATTGTTGGTAACACTTATGTCAAAGACACGGCACTTAAATTTTGTAAACAACAGAGTCTAAAAAAAACTCTAAAATCAGTAAACGATATTATAGAAAAGGGTGATTTTGAGTCTTATGACAAGATCACTGAAATGATACAAGAGTCACTACAAGTCGGTACTTCAGATGACGATATAATTGATATTACAGATAACTTAGATATATCCTTAGATATTGATCCAAGAATCCCTATACCAACTGGTATTGATGGGTTAGATGATCTCTTAGAAGGTGGAATAGCAAAAGGTGAGTTAGGTATGATTTTAGCACCAACAGGTGTAGGAAAATCAACTATCTTAACTAAGTTCGCGAACACTGCGATTAACACTGGTCACACAGTCGTCCAAATATTTTTTGAAGATTCTAATCAACAGATTAAACAGAAACATTATACAGTTTGGTCAGGTTTAAGTGCTAAACAACAAGTACTCAACCAAGAGAACAAAGACTTCACTTTGGGTAAGGCCCAAGAAATAACATCAAATAAGAATTTTGGGGCGTTGAAAATGATTAGGATGCAGAACGCGGCGACCACTGTAAGTGATATCAAGAGAAAATTATTGAAATTACAATCACAAGGTCTTAAAATAGATATGTTGGTTTTAGACTATATCGACTGTTTAATTCCTGAAAGAGGTGGCAGAGGTTATGACGAAGAGTGGAAAGGAGAAGGTGCAATTGTCAGACAATTAGACTCAATGTGTTCAGAAATGAACATCGCGTTATGGACGGCATCACAAGGTAATAGAAGTTCTATATCGGCGGATATTGTAAACGTAGATGATATGGGTGGATCAATCAAGAAAGCACAAACAGCACATATCATTATATCAGTTGCGAAAACACTCGAACAGAAAGAAAATAAAATGGCTAACCTCACATTAGTCAAATCAAGAATTGGTAGAGATGGTGTGAGCTTTATCAATTGTAAATTCGACAACGAAATGATGGATTTCGATGTTGCAGAACAAGACACTTTACTTGGTCACAAACTCAAGAAAGAAGAGGCGGGATTAAGTAGGGCGGCTGAACTTTACAAGAAAACACACGGTATACAATAATAATAAAAATTTATAAAAAATGACTGAAAAGATTTTACAAGAAAATCCAGGACGTTTTGTCCTTTTCCCTATCGAACACCATGATATATGGAAGTTCTATAAACAACAAGAAGCATCCTTTTGGACCGCTGAAGAGATTGATCTAATGCAAGATGTTAGTGATTGGTCTAATAAGTTAAATGACGATGAAAGACACTTCGTTAAACACGTATTAGCATTCTTTGCGGCTTCTGATGGTATTGTCAATGAAAACTTGGCGGAGAACTTTGTTAATGAAGTACAATATACTGAAGCAAAGTTTTTCTACGGGTTCCAAATTGCTATGGAAAACATTCATTCAGAAACATACTCTTTATTGATAGACACATATATCAAGGATACTGATGAACAGAATAAATTATTCAACGCAATCGAAACAATTCCCGCAATTAAAAAGAAGGCGGAGTGGGCATTAAGATGGATTGAGTCTGACTCTTTTGCAGAAAGACTTATTGCATTTGCTGCGGTTGAAGGTATTTTCTTTTCAGGATCTTTCTGTTCAATTTTTTTGTTAAAGAAGAGAGGTCTAATGCCGGGATTAACGTTCTCAAACGAATTAATTTCAAGAGACGAAGGGTTACACTGTGATTTTGCGTGTCATTTATATAACGAACATATATCTAAGAAATTAACTCAAAAAAGAATTAAAGAAATTATTCTATCTGCGTTAGAGATTGAAAAAGAATTTATTCTTGAAGCGTTACCGGTTAGATTGATCGGTATGAACTCTGATTTAATGTCACAATATCTTGAATTTGTGACTGATAGATTATTAGATTCTTTAGGTGTCGCTAAACACTTTAAAGTAGAGAATCCTTTTGATTTTATGCAAAACATCGCATTACAAGGTAAAACTAATTTCTTTGAGAAAAGAGTTGCCGAATATCAAAAGGCGGGTGTAAATAATGAAGCCGATGAGGACCTTGATTCTGCGTTCGGTGATATGGACTTTTAAATTTTTTAATATAGAATGAAGGTAAAAAAGAGAGACGGTTCCTTAGAGGAAATGAGATATGATAAGATCACAAGGAGAATATCTGCTTTGTGTTCTGACTTAAACTTAGAATATGTTGACCCGACGTATATCACCCTAAAAGTAACTCAGGGGATATACGATGGGATATCAACTACGGAGTTAGATACATTGGCGGCTGAGACAGCGGCGTCAATGACAACAACACACCCCGATTATGCGAAATTGGCGGGACGTGTTGCCGTTACTAACTTACATAAAACAACACCTAAAAAGTTTTCACAAGCGATCAAAGAACTATATTCTTTTATTGAACCGAGAACTGGTGTGGAATCGTCACTCATCTCTGATGAACTACATGATTTTGTAAAGAAGAATAGAGCCGCGATTGATGGTGCAATTGTACAGGAAAGGGATTTTGATTTCGACTACTTTGGATTTAAAACACTTGAAAGGTCTTATCTTTTAAAAATTGGTGGAAGAATAGTTGAAAGACCACAATATATGTACATGAGGGTTGCTTTGGGTATATGTAAAGGAGATCTTGAAATGGGTCTTAGAATATACGATGACCTATCACAACATTTCTATACACACGCAACACCAACACTATTCAATGCTGGTACAAGAAGACCTCAAATGTCCTCTTGTTTCCTTATTGGAAATAAAGGTGATGATATCAATGGTTTATTTGAAACTATTAAAGATGTTGCAAATATTTCAAAGTGGGCTGGTGGTATAGGACTACATGTACATGATGTACGTGCGAAAGGGTCTTATATCAAAGGTACAGGTGGTGAGTCTGATGGACTTATACCAATGATGAAAACATATAATGAGGTGGCACGATGGATTAATCAAGGAGGTAAAAGAAAAGGTTCTTTTGCAATTTATTTGGAACCATGGCATGCAGATGTTTTCGATTTTATTGAATTGAGAAAGAACCACGGTAAGGAAGAAATGAGAGCAAGAGACTTATTCCTTGCTATGTGGACTCCTGATTTATTTATGGAAAGGGTTAAAGAAGATGGTGATTGGACATTGTTCTCACCAAATGAAGCCCCAGGACTATCGGATGTTTATGATTCCCCTGAATCAAAAGACTTCACTGATCTATATACAAAATATGAATCTGAAGGGAAAGGTAGGAGAGTTGTAAAGGCAAGAAAGTTAATGGATGCGATTTTAACGGCTCAGATTGAAACAGGAACACCATACATGTTGTATAAGGATGCTGCGAATTCTAAATCAAATCAAAAGAATTTAGGTACAATCAAATCTTCTAACTTATGTACTGAGATTATTGAATACAGTTCACCAACAGAACAGGCGGTATGTAATTTAGCATCAATTGCACTACCTAAATATATTGTGGATGGTGAATTTAATCATGATTTATTGTATGAGTATGTGTATCAGGTGGTTAGAAATTTGAACAACGTAATTGATGTTAACTTTTATCCAACAGAAGAGACCAAAAGATCAAACTTCAGACATAGACCTATTGGTTTAGGTATCCAAGGTTTAGCTGATGTGTTTTGTATGTTAAAACATTCTTTTGAAAGTGAAGTGGCGGACGACTTACAAACCGAAATATTTGAAACGATTTATTTTGCGGCGATGGCGTCTTCTAAGGATTTATCGAAAGAACATGGACCATATGAAACAATTTCAGGTTCCCCGATTGAAAAAGGTATTTTCCAATATCAGATGTGGGGATTAAAAGATAAGGATTTATCAGGAAGATGGGATTGGAAGGCATTGAGAAAAGAGGTGGTTAAGTATGGTGTAAGAAACTCTTTATTGTTTGCACCGATGCCAACCGCGTCTACCGCACAAATCCTTGGTAATAATGAGGCGTTTGAACCATTTACATCAAACCTTTATTCGAGAAGAACTTTAGGGGGTGAATTTATTGTAATTAATAAACACCTTGTTAAGGAATTAATGGAATCTGGTTTATGGAATGATGATATTAAAAATAAATTGATAATGGAGAACGGGTCGGTTCAAAATATACCTGAGATCCCAACAAACATTAAAGAAATTTATAAAACTGTGTGGGAAATGTCTCAGAAAAAATTACTGAATATGGCGGCGAGACGATCCGTCTTCATTGATCAATCACAATCATTGAACTTATTTATTAGTAATGCGACTAAGGCAAAACTATTAGCGGCACACTTACATGGGTGGTCTTTAGGATTGAAAACGGGTATGTACTATCTAAGGACTCGTTCGGCGGTTGACCCACTTAAAGGATTGGGTGTAAGTACAACAAGAACAAAACCTGTTCCACAAGAACAAGACAATAAAGATGAGGAGGAGGTAAAAGAAGAAAACCCAACTCCAACATCTAATTCACTATTGAGTGACAATTCGGTCTTAGAAATGGTTTCACAACCAACAATAAGACCTGATGACTCACCGTTCGATTGTGAAGGATGTGGTTCATAACCTGTTTTATTTAGTTATTTTTTAAAACCCCTCAACTCGAGGGGTTTTTTATTTACACTCATTTTAGTATTGAATATATTTATTAGTATGGCAGTAACCTATGGAATAGACTTTCCTTTTAGAGAAAGTGTGACAGGAGATTATTTAAAGATGACTACAACCCCCGAAAGAGAGGTTAGGGCGAATCTAATTCACCTAATTCTAACCAAAAAGGGTAGTAGATTTTATTTACCAGACTTTGGTACAAGAATCTATGAGTACATATTTGATCAGAATGACATGATTAGTTTTAATCTAATTGAAGAGGAAATAAGAGAAGGATGTAAAAAATACTTACCAAACTTAGATATCAATTCAATTAATGTAATTTCTTCTGAAAATGATGATGATCCTGTAACAACTGTTGATGAGGATGAGGATGAAAGACTATTTAGACTAGTTGATGAAAGTACAAAACCATACACCGCTAAAGTTAAAATTGATTATACAGTAAATAATGGTGCGTTTTCCTCATCAGATTTTATAATTATTAATATATAATATGTCAAAGAAAATATCATACGCTAAAAGGGATTTTGCAGGTTTAAGAGAGGAACTCGTAAACTTAACCAAAGATTATTATCCTGATCTGATCAAGAATACGAATGACGCATCAATCTATTCAGTATTATTAGACCTTAACGCCGCAATTGGTGATAATTTACACTATCACATTGATAGAGTTTGGCAAGAGACTATGCTGGATTTTGCGCAACAAAGAAGATCTCTTTTTCATATTGCTAAGACATATGGTATAAGATTACCAGGTAATAGACCATCGGTGGCGTTATCTGATTTTTCCATAAATGTTCCCGTTAGAGGGGATAAAGAAGATGAGAGGTATTTGGGTATTCTTAAGGCGGGTGCACAAGTATCAGGTGGAGGACAAACTTTTGAGACCATTGAAGATATTGACTTCTCAAGTCCATTTAACAGTAAGGGAGAACCAAATAGATTAAAAATCCCAAATTTTGATGGTAATAATAAACTGATATCATATACAATTACAAAACGTGAGGCGATTGTAAATGGTGTATCAAGAATATTCAGAAGAGTAATTGGTAATCAAGACCAAAAACCATTTTTTAAATTATTCCTACCTGAACAAAACGTGTTGGGAGTAACTTCGATTATACATAAAGAAGGTACTAACTTTACAGGAAATCCATCCTCATCAGAATTTACTTCTGAAACAAATAGATGGTATGAGGTGAAAAGTCTTATGGAAGATAAAGTATTTTTACCAAACAAAACATCTTCATCAGACAAGACAAACTTTACTGCGGGTGATTATAAAAGAGTAACTAATAAATTTATAACAGAATACACTCCTGAGGGTTACATGTCAGTAACATTTGGTTCAGGAAATACTGATCCATTAGAAAATTTAGATTCTTTTAACGAGGGTTCATTAAAAGTTAATTTAGGTACATACCTGAATAATTTATCGTTAGGTGCAACACCGAAAACAAACTCAACAATTTTCATAAAGTACAGAGTTGGGGGAGGAAAGAACACTAATTTAGGTGTTAACGTAATTACAAGTGTTGAAAATATTGAATTCAACATTAACGGTCCTCTAACAAACATCAATAACCAAGTAAGACAATCTTTAAGAGTAACTAATGTTACACCGGCTGTGGGTGGTTCTGATCAACCAACAATCGAAGAGATAAGAAATATGGTTGGTTATAACTTTGCGGCACAAGACAGAGCAGTCACACTTAACGACTACAAAGTTTTAATTGAAACCATGCCATCAACTTACGGTGCACCAGCTAAAGTAAACGTGATGGAAGAAGATAATAAGGTTAAGATCAAATTATTGTCATATGATGATGAGGGAAGTCTTACTGATACTGTTTCCACTACGTTAAAAAACAACATATTAAGATATTTGACTAACTACAGAATGATCAATGATTTCATTGACATTGAAAGTGGTGAAGTTGTTGATTTAGGTTTAGAGATTGATTTATTATTAGATAAAAACATAAATCAAACAGATGTTCTAAAGGATGTCGTGACCCAAGCATCTTCTTACTTTAATATTGAAAACAGAAAAATGGGTGACCCTCTTTTTGTTGGGGAACTACAAAAATCAATATCAGGTATTGGTGGTATTGTCAATGTTGTTGATCTTAGAGTATTCGGTAAAATCGGTGGGGAATACTCATCTGCAGAGGTTAGTCAAGGTTACATTGATGAAACCACAAAAGAAATTGCAAAATCAGACTCAACTATTTTTATGAAGAGTAATCAAATTTTCCAAATTAGATTCCCCAATAAAGATATAAAAATCAGAGTCAAAACACTCGGTTCCACTACATTTTAATTTTCTTTTTCTGTATCATTATTAATTAAGGAAAATAGGTTCCAACCTATTTATATGATATGGCACAAAAGCATAGAATAAGAACTGAAATTGGGAAAGATCAAAGGTTAACTGTAGAATTAAAACAGGACTATGACCTTTTAGAGATACTTTCATTGAAATTTACCCAACAAGACATCTACACATCATTATGTGCGGACTACGGGGTTGTTTGTGGTCGTATCTCTGTAAACGATGGTGTTGGGGTGGCCAATGCGAGAATTTCAATATTCATACCACTGTCTGACGAAGATGCTGAAGACCCAATCATAAGTGAGTTATACCCGTACACATCAACCACGGATAGGACGGAAGAGGGGTATAGGTATAACTTATTACCCTCAAGAAAACAACATAGTGGACATACCCCTACGGGAACATTTCCCGATCAAGAAGATATTTTAGGTAGAGAAGAGGTTTTAGAAGTTTACGAAAAGTATTATAAGTACACCGTAAAAACAAACGATGCTGGTGACTTTATGATATGGGGAGTTCCCGTGGGACCCCAAACTATCCATGTGGATGTTGATTTATCAGATATGGGTTGTAATTCTTTAGTCCCATATGATCTTGTATATGAAGGTACGTCTAAAGAGAAATTCGAAAACATGTATACTTACATGTCATCTGAAAATCTTGACGGTCTACCACAAATAGTCAGTTTTGAAAGAACAATTGAGGTATATCCATTTTGGGGTAATCAAGACCTATGTGCAATTGGTATCACAAGAACTGATTTCGATTTAAAAGAAAAAGGTATTCGTATTGAACCATATGCAATTATGATGGGGGGTACGTTTACTGATTCAGGTAAAGACGCCCTCAGGGTTAACTGTAATGTGGATAACCAAATGGGTGAGAAATGTAGACTAACCACATTTATGGGTGACGTTGAAGCGATACGGTTTTCGGGATTATATGAGAAAAATGCGGACGGTACCATAAATAGAAGTAGACCTATATTAGAGGCGTTCCCTATAGATTCACAAATAAATGAGGACGGAGTTTATTTCTTCAGAGTTCCAATGAATTTAAAACGACTTATCACTAATGAGTTTGGAGAAATGGAAGAAACCATAGATCCGACCAAAGGTATCCCAACACAAGGAAATTATAGGTTTAGGTTTAGTTTAAATGAGGATACGGGTGAGAGAAATAGATTCACAGGAAAGTATTTGGTACCTAATATTAGAGAGTATCATATTAACGACACAAATAATTTAGGTGGACCCACAACCATAAATGATAAATCATACGCGTTTAGTACAAATTTAGATGACTACCCTGCGGAAGCAATTGATGAAATAGCGGGTACGAGTACTGAGGCGATTAATGCCAATCAAAGACACGTACCACAAGATTACTTTTATCAGTTTAGATATGGTAGAGTTTTTGCTGCTTCAAGTTTTATAAATCAATATTATAAGAAGAGTGGGGTTGAAAAATTATTTAGTTTCTTAGTTAGGGATAGAAACGAATCTTTTATTGGTATTAAAGAAATATGGCCGTCAGAGAAAGATGATTGTTCTCAAACTAATAATTATTTCCCTATAAACGACGCGGTTAGAAACCACAGATTCAACTTCTTTATTCTGACAATCATTAGTTTCATTGAATATATTGGTTTAAGAATACAACTTTTTTTCAAAGAAGTCACGACTCAAATACTCTTTGCAATTGCAGAAATTTTGGCGGGTACTGGTGTGACCAAGAAGGCGGCGGCTAAAATGTTTAGACGAGCAAAAGAGTTTCAGTTTAAAAATATATTTAAATTACGATTAATTACGTACCCCGACTGTTACGACTGTGAAGAAGATAATGAAGAAAGTGAAACAAGTATAATAGGTGTAGAACAATATAATGTTAATGAGGAGTTTGTTGACGCGGTTCTCGCGGGTACAGATCTCGGTAACGTAGATCCTAATATACCCACAGGTACTACAGCGACTTCGTTAGGTGGGTTTACCTTTTTAGAACAATATTCGGTCGCATTAGATAATTGTTCAGACTATACAGTTTCAAATAGTACTGGTGCGTCTGTGACGCTCTCATATAATAACTGTGAGGGGGTATCTCAAACATTTACTATTGCTGATGGTGCATCAGATACTGTAAGAGGTGCTGAAAATCAAAACAGTACTTTCACAAACGCAGGATTATCCTCCACTGAAACGTCCTTAGGTGCCGGTACTTTTAATGCTGATGATGATTTATATTTTCCCGCAGCATTTAATATTATAAACGCACCTTCAAATCCTGAAGAAGGTGATTACCTTTTCAATACTTATATTTTCCGTGTAGACGCGTACGGTGCCGGTATTGTCGATTCAAATGGAGACCCAATAGTAGATACCTATTTAACGGTAGGACTTGGGCAACAATTCCCCATAGTATATAATAGTGGTCAGTGGGTTGTTCAGGGACTATATGGGGTTATTAACGATAGTATTAGTGAGGCGTTCAACACACCTGCAGATGAACCGGTTAATGATACTGCACATAGAACACAAGGAGAAGTATTAATAGACTATGTATGGTATATTGAAACTATAGATGTTGATGATGTTGATTTTGTAGAGTCAGAAAGTGGTTGTTCCAAATATGACACTATAATCGAGGACGAATCTGGTAGAACGGGAGATATGAAACTAAGACCTCTATTATCACCACTTACAGGTTCGAGTGGTAACATTCATACAACATATGCCGAAGCAAGAGATGATTTATTAACAAATAGAGCGGGTGAAGGTTATTTTGGTAGTGCACAATGGGGTCAAATACCATTATGGTACCAATACAGTCTTACGACTAGTTCAGACTATTTTGATGAAATTACAGGAGTTAATGAGGTTGAGTGTGAACCGAGAAACCCATACAACGTACTTGCGGTAATGTCTCACCATAATAAGAGATTTACATACCGAGATCCAAATAGCTTTAGAAACAATGTTGTTCATTGTGTTATTAATGGACAATACTATGGTAAGGTTAAAAAGAAAGGACCTTATTGGGTAGATTCAAGTTTAGTTAAAGACGGTACTGTTTCAGGATATTCAGAATTTAGAGATGGTGTTTTTACGATAGTACCTCTCGCGGGTAGAACTGGAGAATTATTAAATTCATACAGAAGAAGAAAGTTATTTGGTAAACTTATGTGTGGAGGTGTTATATCATACACATTCGCAAACTCTTGGTTAAACGGGGCAATGTACTTTTTCCAATTTATGAAAAGAAGTAGTACTAGATTTTGTAAGGACTGTGTAAAAAGAATTGTGGACGACACAGGTGTACACTACTACTACAGGTCCACACCTTTTGATCCTAATTATAATCATTCTGAAACCCAATACAATTACGATAACAATGGTAATAGTACAGGAGTTAACTCGACCCTAACAACAGAATACCAAGAAAGATCTACAGGTTTTTACGGTAGTAGAAAAGGAGTTCTTTACCCAAATACTGATGGTTTGGTTATAAATCAAGTAGAAATTAATTTTCCAACCACCGTGGTTGATTTAGGTCCAAGAAATACGTGGTTAAAAGAAGTATGTGTAGATCCTGAGTTAGATCCTAACTGTTCGATTTCAAGGAGTGTCGGTTCGACATCTTACAAAGGAATTGATGATTTGATGGAATATATTATACAATCAAAAGAAATAAAAGAAAAAGGTAGGTTAGATGTTCAGGACTTATTTGATGCACGAACTGCGGGTAAAATAGATGGAGACATTGCTCAACTTATGAACTTTAATACTCAAACGGGAATATACCCATTTGAATTTGAGGAATTGGACTCACCGTATACGGCAGAATATTCAACACTATTTGACAGTAAAGGACCTGTAGGGTTAAATTTAGTATTCTCTGAAGACGACCCCGATACACCTGAATTAGAACAGGCGGGTGAATTAGTGAGAGCTTGTTTAAATGAACCTGGTAGATTAGGTGATACCTCACAAAAAGTACCCTATTTCATGTGGGATACAAGAGGCCATGGATTTGGTGAAAATGCGGGTAACGGAGAAAATCAGGATTACTATGATGATAAAATATACAACCAAAGAATCCAACAATTTAAGGCGAACTTAAATACTGATCTAAATTCCGACCCATCGGATGATTCATATTACAGTCCTTACTTATTACCACCAATTAGAGATTGTCTTGAAGTTAATGGAACTAAACTTAAAGCAAATGACAATTACAAAGAATACACCGTAAATGGACAACAGAGACACATAATGGAGATTGGGGTACCATTCCATTATCAGTTAGGTCTTAGAAAGGGAAAAACCGCGTATGATAAATTTATTGAAAGTTTTGGACCAAGATAATATGTGGGTAAAAGATTTATTTAGTAAAAGAAAACCAAATAATTTGGTAATTTATTTAGATTATGATGGGAGAGATAGATACTTGTTTAAAATTTTTTCTAAACTAACCTACTCAATCGGGCCGGTTAAAACCATTGGTGAAGCTATTACTGGTTTAAATAAATTTAAAGAAAAATACCCCTTTAAATTAAAATATATCACAATTAACACATATGGGGAAGGAAAACATTTAGTAAACACCAAAGAATTGAAAAATAAAGAAGGTGAAGAAAAATTAAATGTTCTATTGGGTGAGTTGGTGAATTTATTGGATGAAAATGGTACGATACAATTCGCCACTTGTTTTGGGGGTTTATCTCATAGAAAATTAGTTGAATTTTCTGAAAAGTATGATGGGGTTAATGTCGGGTCGATGCACAGTCAATATAGTTTGAATGGGAAAGCGGTGGTCTGTAAATGTACCCAAAAAGGTTATAGTGATAGTGTGGTACAATCATTACCCGAAAGTAAAAATGGTATGTTAAAGGATGAATTCGAAATCCTAAACATTCATACAAGAGATGAGGGTGAGGAAGTGAATTGGAAAACATGTGGTATGGCGTATGAATATAATAAACTAATGGTAGAAAATGGAATTTGTAGTGTACAAAAACAACCATTTACTTCATTAGAATGTGTTATGAATTATTTATTTAATAAACAATAATGGAGAATAAAAAAATATTATCACCAAGTAAGAGATACAAGAAAGCGGAGTCTGAAGATTTGGGAATCCGTACAGGTTTGGAACGCTCTGAAAAATTAATGAGGGAGGGTGATAAGACCATTATTCTTGATATTGCGGAACTATATAGAAAAGAGAGAAACCAAAGTACCAACTACAAGATCTATGGTAAGTTAAATATGGTTTTTAGGAACTTATATAGTGGGACATCACTTTACGGACCACTACTTAATAATCTTTATTTAGAAACAGATACTTACGACCCAAACGATTATAGTGGGTTTAAGTCATATAATGAATTTGGTTTTTTAAGGCGAGACTATGTTAGAGAATTCCAAAACCCAACGGGTGTCACAAGAGGCGATTTCCAACCAAACATAGTTGTAACAGGTGGTACAGGTCATCAAACCTTTTCACAAATGGAGGCACCATTTAGAAATTGGAATTTATACTTATCATATGTTTATGATAAAGATGAAAATCATCTAATGAGATATACATTATCGGGTAACACTGTTTATGATTTCACCGCATCTATGGGAGTTCCATTTAGGGTTACTGATAAGGGAAACTATTATGAATTAACAAGTCCTTTGAAACATAATATGTCACAGGGTGAATATGTGATATTAAGTGGTAACACAATATCAACAGGAACAGATTCACAAAGAGTATTTGGTATATCGTCGGTCGGAAATGAAATATATGATTCTGAATATTATACAATTAATTTAAATAAATCTGAATTTACTTCATCACAAAACATAAGTGGTGTTGTATTTGGTAAAAAATGTATAGATAAATTTAATATATCACAAACGACATCTAATTATTATGTTAGAAAACACAAAACAATAACTACGTTAGATGATTATATTTTAGATATACCTGGTTTTGAAAGTCCCATATTTGAAGTAGAGAGAAAACTACAGTTTGAAACATCTGATGGTGAATCTGACAAATATGTAGAACAGAATAGACCTGAGAGTGTACTATACCATTTCAAAAATAGTATAGATCTTAGTCAGTATAGGAATAATTTAGGGTATACACCTACAGAGATATTTTTAACAACCGTATTTAGAAATGGGAATGGGTATTTTAATTACCCACCAAGATTAGGTTGGAGGTTTAACTTTCACGACACTTGGGGTGATGAACAATTCGATACAGGTTTTAGTGGTGGTGACACTAACTTACCCTCAAGTACGTTTACTCAAAGTGGTATAACTTTTACAAAGGGAGATGAGTTACCTATAGATAGTACTTTAGATGGTGATTTCGTTGAATATAATCCCATTGATTTTGAGGAAGTGGTCCTATCAGATACTTTTCATAAACTCAACTCTAACCCCGATGTTTTTGATCATGGTCAAACGAACAGTACCGTTTATATCGGTGCATCACCTACTAACCCTATTGGGTATTTTTATAAGGTTCATCATCAGATCAAATTAAGACAATTATCCCCATACATAGAGACATCTGATACAGATGATATCTTGAATTTACCTGAGAATACTGTATATGATGAATATATTAATCTATGGAAATGGAGGGATCTGTACGATCACGGTTACAAAGATTCGGATGGATTTGGAACTGACTTCCCTTTCACAAACAATTACCACTACGTCAAAAATGACATAAACTTCTATTTTAGGAACGAGGATAGTTTTAGAAATAAAGCATATGGAATCCGAAACCTAAGAGGAGGATCAGGAGATGAAATATGTTAAATGAAATACAGATTTGACGGAGAAAGTAAAAGATTAATTTTAGATCAACAACAGGAGTTTAGAACAGATTCTGGTTGGGATGAATCTTTCCAAACTTATGAAGATGAGGTATTAAAGGATATTATTAATCCGATAGAAAACTATGAAACTTGTAGGTATATACATAAACCCTACACATCTTCTAGTGGAATAGAACAAACTGATATATGGTTCTATTTTTATTTTGTTGAAAATGGTGGTTACATTTTAGACTACACTCCACAAGGTTTAGATCAAACAACTAAACTATTAGCGGATGTGAAGAATAGTTTCTTTAGGTTAGAATTCTATAAAACACCTAACAATGATCCACCCAATAGATCAAATAGAAGATTAGTTTTTGCAAAAAATTTGTCATTACCCGTTGGTGAAAGATGTTTTATAGGTGGGTTGAATGGTGAATTATATGTTCCTGTTTTTATGGGGTCTAACTATAAGAACAAAGAGAACATGTACTTATTTTGGTTCGAAGATGATAGTGTATTAGAGGAAACATTACTCACAGGAACCACATTCTTTATGACCGCCAAATTTTATAATGCGGTGGATGGTTCAAGGATACAATTTGCAAATAAAGAAATTTTAAATGGTGCGGATGTCGTTGAAGAAGATGATCTCTACTTTGAAGTACAAATGGATAGATCAAACGCACCTTCGTACCACTATGATATTACAGATTATAATAGTTCAGGAACGGTAAGAGGTAATAGAAGAGGTGAGAGTTCAGATCCAATCAAGTTTTATGAGATAGGTGCTAGTGGTAGTACTGTAATTCAACCTACATCAACTCCAACACCACTACCTACAAGTGGACCCACACCAACCCCTACCGCCACATCGATATTACCAACAGCAACCCCAACGTCAGGTGGCACACCAACTATCTCGTGGTCATTGGGTACATCAGTTACTGTTAGTGCGAACACTCCACAAACCAATAATATTAATGACATTACGGGTTCAGTTACAGTAACGAATGGTAGTGTAAATGTTTACATAAGAAGTTCTAAAGCGTTTAACTATGTAAATGTATCAGAAGCTTCATTAAGTATTGGGGGTGTTGGTACTTTAACTGCGACTGCCGCTTCGGGTGATACTCAGGAATATAGTTTACCAAGTACATTAACAATACCACCAGGTGTCTATCCATACACCTTAAGTGCGGAAATAACCTTAGATGGGGGAGTGACCTCAGGTATGGGTCAATCAGACATATATACACAATAAAATGAAGAAGAGTTATCATAAAATATTGAGAACAACTACAGGTACAACGTATAACCTACCTGTATACTTAAACTCTACTGCGTATGAAATGGGTGGTATGGTTGGTTTTGATGGTGATATAGAACAAGTTGAACAACTAACTAACTTTCACTATTCACATACGGGTGGTAATAGTATAAGATTATACAATACAGTTAATAGGGATGCACTTAAAATTATTAAAAATCAAACCTTCACAATAAAGTGGGGTGACGGGAATACACAATCAATAAGTGTAAGTAGTGGTAATCCACTATCATACGTTCAACACACATTTCCTTCTGCGGGAACGTATGAAGTTTCAATAGAGATAGATAACAGTTGGGTGTCAAAAAAATTAACAAAGAAAATAACAGTTCCACAGGATAATACAGTAACAAATCCTAATGGAACTTTTGGTCCATTTACTATCCCATATACAAACGTAACAACATCACAAGATTATATCAATGATTTAGATATAACCGATAATGATGGTGACGCAACAATTTATTTTGCTGCAGTTGGTAGAAGTAGAGTGAGTGAACTAAAAAGATATGGTGAAAACACCTACCAAGGAACATCAACAGGTAGTGATGTTGGGGGTAGTTATACGGGTTACACTATAGATAACTTATCATATAAAGATTATGATGATGGTACCACAATGATAACAGGTACAACAACTAATTTTTATAAGGAAGAAGTGTTTAATGAGATGTTAACGAGAAACGAACATTTCATTGGATTTATCGATGAACCGTCAATTTATTCTGACGTGTTTGTTGAGAGAGGAAAACAGGGAGTTTTAGAAATGAACCTCCGACTTGGTGAAATTGATAATCTTGGAGAATTAGATATCTACGGGAATGGATTTTTTCAAGTTAAAAAACAATAAAATAATATTTATTAATTAAAAGATTATGGCAGTAGGTAGTTACGGAACAGTTAGACCGGCGGATGTATCACCATCAGATGTAGAAATCTTCTATCACTACGTCTCAGGGAGGACCGCTACGGCACCTGTTCAATTTAAAAAATTAAACTCAGAAGATATACTAACCCCTGTATTCCATAATTCAGATACAACTGACGCAACCGACGCAGTGGATACTGAAATATTGGGTGGGTTATACAATTTAAAATTAGATTCTTCCGATTTCGATGAATTAGGGGTATATACATTACACCTGAGACCAAAACAGATCAGAACATCAATTACGGATTGTGGTGTCTTAGCATCACTACCTTCTGTTAGGGGTATTATAGTTGATCTTAGTAACGTACCTTCTGAAGATAGAAATAAATTCACTCCCCAAGGTTTAGTGGGTTATAGGATAGAGTATTTGAATAGTGATGGAACGAAAGTTCCTAATTTTTATAGAGTTGTAACATCATCATTCTACTGCACAGTTGTTACCTCTAACTTAACAAGTACAACACAAAAGGCGATTAGGTATCAATATACTGATCAATCAACAAATTTATTGTTTTTGACAGTGACACCATCGTCTGCACCGTCTAATAGACCTAACACAGTACCTTTTATAGGTGAACCGTCACAGAACATCATCTTTTCT